CAGCGACTTGTAAGATTGAAGGCAAGCGATGACAACGGATACTGCCAGTGCGTTACCTGCGGCAAAATAGACCACTATAAGAACATGCAAGGTGGTCACTTTATGCCTAGGGGTAGAACGGTCTTTAAGCTATTTGAAGAGAATATACACGTTCAATGCCCAGCCTGTAATCTTTGGGGCATGAAACAGGCTCACTACGTCTTGCGCTATAGGCAATGGATGGTTGATACATACGGTGAGAATCGCATTAGGGCGATGGAGCGGCTGGCTTGGAGAGCTTCGCCTAAGTTCGACCGAGAGGAAGTGATCCAGTTTGCCAGAGACTTAAAGGAGCAGATTAAGGATCAGGAATGGCGCATAGGTGAGATGTAAAGTTATAAGAACAAATTCTTTATTCCATAATGGTATATGCAAATCATTATTATTGTAATCAAAAAAGTTTACTTTAGGAAATAAAGGGCGCATAGTTACACCTCATTCAACGAAACAAGGTTTACCCCATGACAACAGCAGCGAACGTTACAGCTAAGAAAGGCGACACAATATTGTCCGTATCTCAATGTGGCATTACACGGGAACAGACAGTTGTTAGCTGGGGCAAAAAACGCGCCACCCTAGTCGAGTCTCGTTTCGTAGGGACAAGCTGTGAACCTAGCCAGCGATACCACTTGTATCTCGAAAATGGAGAAATAGTTCACCACTGGCCAATAGAGCGCATGACTTGCCACTACAGAAACATTTAATTAAACCGCCCCCTACGGGGGGCAATCAAAAAAACCAAGGGGAATAATATGAAAATCAAAGTCGAATGTACGCTTGAAGTTGACCCAAAAGTAATCAAGCAATTAATGCAGGAAAGGTGTCTAGCTGATAGTGACGAGACTATTCGGTGCTTTATTAGGTCTCATGTATTATCTGCTGGCGTAGGGGTTTTAAGTGACGCGCTTTACTATGCTCATCTTCCAGATGCTGTTGATATAATAAAAACAAATATATAAGGGGAATGACATGTCACAACCTAGAATGTATGAAACTAAAATGCAAAAAGTTCGCGTTAGCTATGCCGTAGAGGTTGACGCTAATATGATCAAAGAGTACCTAAAAGAAATCGGGTCTGATGAAACTGTAAGCCAGTTCATTAAAAGCCACATGACAGCATCAGGGGTAGGTGTTCTTGAAGAGCATCTTGAGAACAACGGCTACGGCTACAACACTGTGGAGGTGTTAGCATGATTAACTATCCGTACAAAATCGACCAAGTAAAAAATGAGATAGCCCGCAAGAAACGCGCACAGAATCGCCAGTTTGTGGCTCTAGGCTTAGTTCTCTTTGTTATGTATGTCACTGTCTCAACCATGGGCTACAACGACTGTATCAATATGGGGGTGTGCTAATGACTATTCTAATTGTTAAGCAAAACCTTGAGCTGCTGATCAACAACATTCAATCATCTTATAAAAATTGGGATGGCGATTTAATTGACCTAACTGATTACGACAAGGATTCGGCTTGTTATTCGTTTTTGTTGCAAATGGATAGCTGGCTTGATGATGTCTTGCCTCCTTGTATTATTGATCAGAAATCGTTCTTGGATAAGCTATACCATGACCTTGAATCTGATGCGTGTTCAATCCTTCTTAAAAATGCTATCTATTTACACCTTGAGCCAACTTTAAGTGATCTAGTTCAGGAGGCGTATGATTGCGTAAACAACATTCAGCCAGAGCCGTTCGCTGGCTATGAGAGAGGTGAGTAATGGAAATGATATTATCTGTGATATTCGGATTGTTTGTTGCTGCGCTGTTTAGAGGTGCGTGGCTTATGGTTCAAGATGCCAACGAACGCTATGAACAAAGTAAAAAAGAGGATAAAAAATGAACAATGTAAAAGAGTTTATAGCCAAAGCGCATAAAAGTGCTGACAAATCCATTTTGAACGCGCAGAAAAATGCAAAGATAGAATCGGTGAAAGAGTATTTAACTAAGCCTGTTGTAGTTTATAGATTGCACTTGGGGGTAATGATAATCGCTCTGTTTGGCTTTATAGCCTACGAATTATTTATCTATTAGCCAAGGGCGAAAGCCTTCCTCCTGCCAGCCTTATCCACTGGTGTGCTGCAACGGATTAGGCCAAGGTCACTTTGTACCTTTTGACCCAGACTAGTCCACTGGGGAGCTGAAACGGACTACCCTAAAAATTTTGTAAAATGGTCACTACAGCGACCAATAGTGTTGAAAATGGTAACTACAGTGAACATACCATTTATGATATACATTGCATGTTAAAGCATCATTTCAAATCATAACCGATAGTATTTATAATGCGCCCTCATTCATTCACCAAGGGGCAACCGTGATTATCTACATGATCATCTTCGTAGTAACTTCGCTACTCGCTGTAGCAGCTCAAGACCTTAACTAGTTTACATTTCCGTTTAAAACGTCCACAATACCCCTAATAAACTACCGTTGGGGGTAGAAATGGAACGCTCAGAAATATCAATTAAACTAGAATTATGCTTTCAATTTGAGTTAGATGATCTCATTAATAGATTTGATGCTATTATGGAATCACTAATGGAGATTGACGTCCAAAGAAATCAAGTAAGAGATGCTATTAACGAATGGTGCATCTCCGTTGATACCGAGATTCAAAATCAAGAAGCTGTTACAGCAGATAGCTTTCTTGAAGATATGGGCTTTGCCCTTACTGCTGATGAAGTATTTGGTACTGAAGTATGACAGGCAGACCACCGTGGATACCCACAGAAGAGATATGCGAAGAAGCGCGTGAGATGGCTTCTAGGGGCTTAACTGTATCCCAGATAGCCGATTGCCTTGGTATTGGTGAGCGTACCGTATATGAAAAACAGAACGATTATCCGCAGTTCATGCAGGCTATAAAAGAAGGAAGGAGCCAAGGAATCAATCAAGTGACCAACGCTTTGTTTGAAAAAGCCATTGAGGGCGATAATACCTGTATGATTTTCTACCTCAAGACAAGAGATCGAGAAAGCTGGGGTGAGCAATACATTGAGCCTATTAAAGAAATTCCACCGATACAGATCACAATAGACCCTCGTGCAATTAACCCTACCGCAGAGTGAGATATTCGTATCGACTAGCCGTTTCGTTTCTGTTGTGGCTGGTAGACGATTCGGTAAGACATTCCTGTCTACTGGAAAGCTATTAGAGCAGGCCATCAAATCGCCTAACCGCAATGTTTGGTATGTTGCTCCCACCTATGGGGCTGCAAAAGAAATTGCGTGGGATATGTTGATTGCATCTATACCGCCTGAGTATATAGCTAAGACAAACGAAACCAGCCTAACCTTACGCCTTATCAATGGTTCTGTAATCGCTTTAAAGGGCGCAGAGAAGCCAAACAACCTTCGCGGACGAGCTTTGGACTTTGTTGTCCTTGACGAGTTTGCAGATATGAGGCCAGAGGCTTGGTACGAAGTTATCAGGCCGTCACTATCTGACAGGCAAGGGGGTGCGCTTTTTATTGGTACACCTAAAGGCCGTAATCACTTTTACGATCTATGGGCTAAAGCAAAGGATGGGGCGAAAGATTGGGAGTCTTTCCAGTACACAACACTGCAAGGCGGTAACGTCCCTCCCGAAGAGATTGAAGCGGCCAGAGCTGACCTAGATGAAAGAACTTTTCAACAGGAATACGAAGCAGCATTCGTAACGTATCAAGGGCTGATTTACTACGGGTTTAACCGTGAAGAGTCTGTATTGGATATGGGGGATGATAATGGTACACTCCACATAGGTATGGACTTCAACCTTGATCCCATGTCAGCCGTTATATGCATACGAAAAGGCGGGAAGCTGTACGCTATAGACGAGATTGTCATGTACGGATCAAATACCGATGAAATGGTTGCGGAGATAAAAGATAGGTACGGTAATCGTAATATCATTATCTACCCTGACCCAGCATCAAGACAGCGCAAAACAAGTGCTGGTGGTCGCACAGATTTGTCGATCTTACAAAACGCAGGATTTAGCGTTAAGGCGAAAAACTCACATGCATTGGTCAGGGATAGAATCAACGCTGTGAATAGTCGTTTACTGTCGGGTGATGGTGAGCGGCATTTGTTTGTCAGCCCCAAATGTAAACAGACTATTAAGTCTCTGGAGCGGCAGACATACAAAGAAGGCACAAGTGTTCCTAACAAGGACGATGGCTTTGACCATATGAATGATGCCCTTGGTTACTTGATAGAATACCTTTTCCCTGTTCGCACAGAATACGACACACCACAACCCACTAGGTGGACTTGATGAGATTGAACGCAGACACAACGCACCCCGATTACGACAAATACGAAAGCCGCTGGGAGTTTTATGCTCGCAGCTATTTGGGTGGAGAAGATTATTTTAATGGCGCATATCTGACGCGCTACATATCCGAAACCAGTGATGACTACGACCGTAGGTTAGACCTCACCCCACTGGATAACCATGCTAAGAATATAGTTCACATCTACAGCAGTTTCCTTTGGCGCGTACCGCCCACCAGAGCATTCAATTCAGCCGCAGGCAACGTAGCCCTAGAGCCGTTCCTTAACGATGCTGACCTTGATGGCCGCAGCTTTAATGCCTTTATGCGTGAGGCTCAGATATGGGCCAGCGTCTATGGCCATGTGTGGGTCATGATGGATAAGCCTAAATCTACTGCTGGCACAAAGGCAGAAGAACTGGCGCAAGAGATTCGCCCTTATGTGACTATGTTTACTCCTGAAAACGTCCTTGATTGGAATTACGCTCGCACCCCCAGCGGTCGCTTTGAGCTTGATTACCTGAAGGTTAGAGAAAGCGTTATCCGTGTAGACGAAACAACGACAGAAACTTATTACAGGGTCTGGTACAAGGATCGTGTAGAGCTATGGCATTCGGTTAATGACCTAGATAAACAGGTCGAAGTTGATGATAATGTGCTTGGCCGTATCCCTGCTGTGTTCCTTCCTGCTAACCGCAGTATCACTAGAGGCATCGGGCTAAGTGATATAGCAGACGCTTCCTATATGCAGCGAGCTATCTATCAAGAGCTATCAGAAGTCGATCAATTGATTCGTATCTCCAACCACCCCACATTGGTTAAGTCTTTCGGGACTGATGCTAGTGCTGGTGCTGGCGCTATTATCAATATGCCTGATGATATGGATTCTAGTTTAAAGCCTTATCAGCTACAGCCGAGCGGTCAGAACCTTGACGCTGTACGCGCATCTATTCAGGATAAGATTCAAGCTATTAACCGTATGAGTCACATGGGCGCTGTTCGCGGTACTGAAGCAGTTACTATGTCAGGTGTGGCAATGGCTACTGAATTCCAGATGTTGAATGCCAAACTATCCGAGAAGGCTGATTTGCTTGAGCTTGCTGAAGAGCAGCTATGGTTGTTGTTCTGCCAATGGCAAGAGATAACCGCAGACGTTGAAATCTTCTACCCTGATTCGTTTGACCTTCGTGATTACGATAAAGAGCTAATGTTCTTACAGCAGTTGCGCTCTACGGGCGTTAAGTCAGCAACGATGGCTATGGAGATCGACAAGAAGATTGCAGACCTTCTACTTGATGATGAGCAGCTTGCTAAAGCTCACGTTGAGATTGAATCTGGCACTCAAGTATTAGGCCAATTTGTAGCGCAGGATGAAGAGAAAGATCTTTAATGGCAGCAGATAGCGATTATTCTGAAATCTTAGAGCGTCTAGCCGATAGCCATCAAGAGCGATTGGCTGGCGCTTTAAAGACTTTAGAAGACGATGTAGCAAGCCTTATGGCTACTGCTCCAACGAAAGACGGGAAACTGTTTGACTTGGAGTGGGCTGTATCCGCTAGGCCGCAATTAATGGCGGCATTAGAAGCTGATTATCTTTCTGAAGTAGATTCCATAATAAGAGACTACAACAAGGTTTCCGCTGACGCAGCCAAGATGCTTGCCACCTACGGAGACTTTACTAAGCTAGATACAACAATTATTAGCCAGTTACAGCGCCTATCCTTTCAAGGGTTTGAAGCC